AGTAGGAGAGGAGTCCTCAATAGGTTTTGTCCCTCTGTTCGCATAGTCAGACACTCTGCCCCAGAATGAGTCTTTTACCTTTTTACCAGAAGAACTTTTGCTACCATACATCAGTTCCTCATATTCCTTTATAGGAGTTTTCAGACCCTTAAATAGACCATGGATTGCACTTGCACTTGTTACTAGTAGTGGTAGTGATACATTGGCTTTATCAGCCCATGTAATTACTTTTTCTATTCCTTCTCCTAGACTAATCAATCCACTAAGGAAACCTTTAGTCATGTCTGTACTAACTAATGTAGTACCGATAGAAGTCATAGTTTCTTTAAGTTTATTTATCTTACCAGCAATAGAATCTACATACTTTGCGTTTTCTATTTCTGCTGAATTAAAATCGTCTCCATTAGCAAATTCACTTCTTATTTTTTTGAATTGCTCATAGTTACTCATTAAGGCTTGGAATACATTCGCTCTATGCTTTCCTGCAATGGCTTCTGATAGACCTGCTCTTTGGTCGTCTGTTAATCGACCCCATTTAGGATGCAACTCGTCAAGCAACTGTACCATACTCTTAAGTTGACCCTTAGCCTTATCTTTATATACATCAATTCCAGCTATACCTTTTAAGGCTTTGGCTGTCTTATTTAAGCCTAAAGAACCATCTTTAGCACTTGCACTTAAACCAGCGAAGTTGATTGCAATAGACTTTAAACCATTACCAACCTTTTTAGGGTCTTGCAGTGGTTCATTGGCTGCTGTAATCAGACCGATTGAGTCTGCTAAGCTTACACCATAGTTTGCTAATACTGTACCACCATTCTGAATGGCTTCTGCGACACCTGCTGATGAAATGGCATAGTTGTTACCGGCATAATTTATCTTATCTAAAGCATCAGATAACTGATTTGTTTCTTTAGTTATGCCATGAACGCCTTTTCTTACCTTTGCAAGAGGTGTCAATCCAAAAGCTTTAACCAAGGTGTTGACTGCCTTAGTTGCATCATCTTTGTTCATATCACCAACATTGGCAAGTATCATGGCTTTTCTTGCGACTGCCATAGATGACTTCATATCGCCCATACCAGACTGAATAGATGTTGCTAAAGAGTTTTGTAGGTCAGATGAACTCATACCAACCTGTTTACCAGTTGATATCGCCCATTTCTGAATATCTCTTAATTGTTTTTTGGTTTTTACATCAGCAGCATTTGCAACCTTTTTAACATTAGTCATAGAAGCGTCTAAGTCTTTATAGGTCTGCACCATAGCTCCTAAGTTATGTCTTAAGGCAGCTCCTGCCAGATAACCAATAGATGTTCCAAAGAAGGAACTTTTAAAGTCATTCCTAAATCTATCAACAGAACTTCTATATCTACTTGCAACTGTCATTTGAGTATCTAAGGCTTTAAGTCTACCCATATAACTACCAGAGCCGACATCTTTAGCATTAGATAAGTCCACTATGGCTTGTCTGTATTTATTTATCTGTCTAGGTTTAAGAGTTGTTTCAAAAGCAGACAATCTATTAGTCAAGTTATCAAGTTTCCTTAATCCTTTTGCTTGGACTTCAACATTTCCTAACTCTGTATTAAATGACCTTAAGGCTCTTGTAGTCCCCTCAACAGTCGAACTCTTTGTAGATTTAAATTTATCAGATAGGTTAGAGGCTATGGAATCAGCTCTTTCTTGTGTAACAAGATTAGACATACTTCCTAACCTATCTCCAATCCTAGAGTATCTTGTTCTAGTTTTTCCTTCTATTTTATCTAGCTTAGCTATTTGATTTACATAGCCAGAGAGAGAATTGATTCTTCTTTCGTTATTCCTAAGATTAGAAGAAGTCATTGCTCCCTTATTTATACTTCTTAATATTCTGTCATTTATTTTGCCGGCATCAGCTTTAAATGATTTTGCAAAAGGATTCTCAAAGGTATTAATTGTTTTTGCTATCTTTTGAGCAGACTGTTCTGCTTTAGCAAACCCTTTGGCTAAAGCCCTTGTATCTTTATCAAAATTAAAGCCACGATTAAGAGCATTTACATAACTAGCATAACTTTTTCCTTTTTGCTTTAGTCTATCTCCCTCGGCTTTTATGCTTTTTTCTGTTTCCCTAAGCCTTGCTAATGCACTTTGCTTTTCTGCTTTGGTAACAGCATTTTGATATTCAGCTTCTTGTCTTAGTCTTTTTCTATGTAAGTCATCTAAAGCCTTGGTTTTTGACCTGCTTACCTCTTTGACAGCATCTTTTTCAGATTTATTCCTCTTTTTTTGTTGTTTATCGTAATTTTTATCGGCATCGCCAATATCAAGTTCTAATTTCTTTTTTAGGTTTCCCTTTTCTAAGGCTTTCAGTTTAGCCTTTGCTTCTTCCGTACTAAGGTCTAAGCTAGACCTAATTCTATATTCTGCCAAATAATCACCCCCGTTATTAACTTATTGGAACACCTAGAGATTGCATTTTAGATAGGAATAAACTTTTCCATTGACTCCCAGCCCAAGCGTTCCATTCTGCCATAATGTGAGTCTTTTTACGTCCACCTTTTGAACCATACCATGTGCCACCAGTTTCAAGACCATCCATAGGGAAGAAGGGTGGTCTACCTGCTATAAGAATTGATTGCCATGACCCTAAAGCTGGACTACCAGTATTTTCTATACCAACCTCAATTAATGATGAGGATGCCGCCAAAATATTGACTGCATTAAATAGCTGTCCTGTTATCCCATCAACCTGTGAGGTTAGTATCCTTTTACCTTCTTTCTTTCCCTCTGTTGCCATAAAGCGAGCTGTTTGTTCCATGCACTTTCTTATATGTACTTCGCAAGCTTCGATAGAATCGAAAACCATTTATATCACCCTACCTATTTTGTTTTAGCTGGCGATTCTTCTACCTCATCTTTTTCTATATCAGCTAATATGTTTTCCATCTCTGCTTTATTTTTTTCTAAGTTATTTTCAATCTGTTCATTGATAAATAATAAGTTATACATATTCAAGCATTGATTCCATATTATAGTTAGGTGCAATATAACCTCTGATAGAACTATATCTTTAGTGTCAAGAACAATATCGTCATCTACTTCTATGTTTGTGAAGTTATCAAGTAGTAGTTTGAATACTTCTTTTTCATCTTCTTCTTTACCATCTAATACTTCATTAAAATGATTAAATACAACTTCTATATTCTCAACATTAGGATTTAATATGTAAACATATTCTGTTTCTTCTGCACCCACGACTGGTATAATCGCCTTATATTCTTCGACCTTGTTTAATTTGCTTAACTTAACTTTTTCCATAATTTTTCTCCTTTAATTTAAACTCTAATTTCTAAATTACATTGAATCTCAACTTTTGCATTTCCAGTAATTTTAATATCATTCTTCCCATGCTTGATTCCTATCCAGTTCCTGTTCACCATATGGAATAGATTGTTGCCCTCTGTGTCTGTTACAATATACATGGCATTATCTATGATGACTTCTTGACCTTCTTTTAACCCTGTAATCTTCAATGGACTAGACCCTTGTATTGACTTATTATTTATGGTTAAATCTCCATCTTTGGTGGCTCTAATCTTAATAATAGGGTAGTTGTGCTTTTTGCTTAGGGAAGTGTTATTTATGGTGATGATTGCTTCTTCTACAACATTGACTTTTTTTCTAACTTTCCGAATAGGATGGTTGTAATAAGGTTGAAACTCTATCTCCAAAATACCTCTTAATTGGTGGTTTCTTTTCTTCGTTACTTTAGTTGCCATAAAGTAAAAGTACAAATCTGGATAATCATAAGACTGGAACTCACAAAACTTATCCTGCACCAACCACGCTAAAATTCTTTCTTCCCAATCTTCTGTCCAAACAGCCCCAATATGTTCATCTTCTAATAGACAAAACTCTATACTTATGGGTTCTGGGGTAGAGTCTTCTCGTACATAAAAAGGATTACCACCAAAAGAACTTTCAGCCCTCAATTTATTTGAAAAAGGAATGCCATAGTCCATTAGTATTTCACTATCTGTTGTGTTTACCAGGGCAATACCTTCTGTTTTTGAGTTTCTTCCGTCAAAAATAAATTCGTCAGAATGAAATATCATCTATATCACCTCGCTTTGAAATCTTATTCCAATCTCTGAACTCTTATCAGAAATCCGAATAAAAGTTCAAGAACATCAAAAAAAATTACCCTACCCAAAAAGGGTAGGGGTCATTATATTGTTAAACTACTTCTTTAGCTTAATGCTAGGGTCTAGCTGTGCAACTAGAGAAGATATGCTTGCGTTTGAGTCATCTATGAATGTTAACACACCATATTCACCATTTGTATCTGGGAATAGGTCTAGTTCCATAGGGAACTTAGAAGGGTTATCAGTAGATAGAGTCAACTCAACATTCTTCTTAGCCTTTGCATTAGGTATGCTTAGGTGAAGTGCCATCATCTTACCTTCATAACTCTTAGCAGCAACGTCAGCTTCTATCTTAAAGTTAGGAGCGATATCCTTAGTAGAAAGCTTAATCATCTTGATTTTTGCCTTTTCTTCCATGTAATATACAAGGATAAGGTCATTTTCCTTAACAGTTTCGTCAGTAGTGAAATCTATTTCAGTATCATCACCAACAACACTAGATGTTAGCTTAAGCTCCTTACCAACTATTTCCTGTCCGTCAGTAGGGTCTAGCTTAAATGCACTTATAGAACCTTCTACTGCCTTGATTTTTATAAGCTTAGCTTTCTTGTCTGCACCAGCAGTAACCTTCTTAACTAGACCTACCTTGTGTCTTTCAGCAGTTTCTACATCACTAGAAGCCATTATTGCCAAATGCTTAAACTGAATAACTTCAAATTCCATCTTCAATTCAGCAGTTTCCTCACCAGCAAATGCGATTGACTTAGCTCCCTTTGCCTTTGCATAAACTGAATCAGCAGAAATCTTTAATTCAAAAGTATTTGCATCTTCTGAATATAAGAAAGGCTTCTTTGTAATAGCATTAATCATTAATATATTCGCAGCGTCTTTTATTGCAAATTTCATTATTATTACCTCTTTCTTTTATAATTTTTATATATAAAAAACAACCCTAATAAATAGAGTTGTCTATATCTAACTTAGATTCTTTTTGCCAGTCCACTATGTCCTCTAAAGAGAGTCCACTCATACCAGTTGTTATAACCTTTATACCAATATCAGAGTTATCTTTTAATCTTCCTATTTTGACAGTAGAGATTAATTGGTAATAAGTCCAATCCAATACATCTGCGTAATTCCTATTATCGTGATGAACTACGATATTAATATAGTCGCATAAGTGCATAGTGTTCTTTTCTCGTCTTTTTTGTTCTTTCTCTTTGAATTTCTTTATCAATTCTTTTTCTCTATCACTACCAGTTTGCTCTTCCCAAGGGTCATCTTCTGTTTCGGATAAAGTCTTTACATCTATATCAAAAAACCTTAGTATGATTTTGTTTAAAATTGCTATATTGTCCCTATTGATTATAGCCTTGTCTCTAATAACTATAATAGTATGAGAGTCCTCGACTCCAATGGTAATATCTTTCTCACTACAATCAAAAAAGAGCATAAGCATTGTAAAATAAATATCGAAAAAACTATATCTTTTTTTTCTATCTATGTAAACATCATTGTAATATATTTGCTTGTCTTTCTCATATTCTTCTGCAATTATCCCTCTCGACATCTGTTCAAGGGGATTTAAGCAGTCAATCCTGGAAAAATTCATCAAATCTTCGTTGTTATCAAGAGTATCATATATTTGATTGAAGTATTGCTCAATCATTATAAATGGGGAGAGCATATCGGAATCCCCAAATGGAAGTTCTACTAATTGCCTAACAGTTGGTTGTTTAATCATTCCTAAATCGTATGTTGATAAATCTATATCTAATCCTGCTACCAATCTATTTTCTAACATTATTCACCTCTATTGATGTTGTCTGTTCTGAAATACATTAGGTAGCCATTGTATTCAATTGGCAAATCTTTTGTCTTATACATATTTAAGAAATTGACCTGTCCTATACTCTCAACTCCTAAACCAGTTAAGAGTCCTATAACCAACTCAATTACTGCCAACACTCTTGACCCATTGACCGTGTTATCACAAGCCTGGTGTCCACAAACTCCGACCTCAATGATGTTCTTCAAAGTCTTGTCATGTGAGTGTCCCATTTCCTTCCAATTTTCTTTACTGTAAACACTTACGCTTACCATAATATCTGATTCTCTTTGCAACTGTTCGATTCTTCTATTCATAAAGACTTTCTTTTTTAACTCTTTGACTGGGTTCTTTACAATTGGTAATTCCTTAATGTCAGTATCCAATACATTGTTGTAATAGAGAAGTTTGACTATATCCTCATCACTCATTAACTTTGAGTAAATATCGGCAGTAACTTTATTTGCATATCCTATTAGTGCCATACCTACCTCCTCAATGTAACTGTAATCTCATCAATCAATTCATTAGAGGTAAAGTCATAAACACTTATTTTCATCTTTTGTCCTATAAGTTTAAAGTCGAATGAACCTCTAATAACAATATTTGATTCTGTTTGTGATACCAAAGTAAATGCGTCTTTATTTTCAATCTCCCATCTAGCAGTCTGGTGTTTGCTTGATAACTTAATTGTGTATTCTATTTCCTCACCAAGAGTAATTTTTGTTTCGCCCTGAATCTTATCAAGAGGAATTTCTGGTGATTCTTCGTTATCATCAGCATATCTACTGTTGTAGTATTTTTCATTATTAGCTAGTAGAGTAGAGGAGTCATCACCTTTAATGATAGCAGTTTGTAAAACTAGAGATTTAATCAGTCCATTGTATTCAAAATCATTTATATGAGTGATTCTAAATGCAGTTCTGTGAGTCAATAAGACTCTAAAGCCTTCACCTAAACTTCTTGTTATAGGATTAGAGCCATACCATATTTGTTTCTTAGAGTCCATATGGGACATAAATAGACCATCTGCAACACCATCTGAATACATAGTTAAGTTTTCAACTGATGTTGGTATCTTGTAAATCTCACCTTCATATTTGACAGAGAAGTAGTTGTTGCATTTTCTCATTATGAAGTGTTTTTTTGCACCTACTGGTTGATGCTCTTGAAATGTTATTAGCCAGTCGCAATTATCGAATCTTACATAACAGCCAACTCCAACATTTAAGTCCAATTCTGTAAAGATTTCCTTTTCATCAAGAGATGTATCGTCATTATTCGCCACATCATTGATGGCGATTAGGGCAGTTTTAGTCTTGTTGGTTATGCAAACCTCATCAATGTCTGTTACTTGTAATTCCTTAGCTGTAACAGATGTTTCTAAGTATTTTCTAAAGCCATCTTTAGCCCTCTGTAACTCAACATCTTTTATTGATTCTAGCTTTTTATTTCTAAGGACTCTGTTTTGGTAGTCATTCATATAGCGAAGTCCACAAGTCATTAGTTAAAACCCCCAAACCCATTATATGAATAGTCAATAACATCTAATTCAAAACTTCTTTTGTTCTTCTCATATAACTTGATAACCTTGTCTAGCATATTAGCACCAGATAATTTCTTAAAATCACTATCTGTTACCATCTGTCTAAGGTTGTCCTCTCTATTAAGTTTAGGATGTAGCCAATAGAAAATCATTCCTTCTGCCAAAATAAATATTTCTTCATTAGTCAAGTCAGCTTCAAAATATCCATTATCATAGAAGTATATCTTGCTAGGTTCTGCCATTGGAATCTCAAACTCAATTCTATTTGTATTAAGATTCCAGTCTATTCCTTTTTTATATTCTATTCCTGTTTGCTCACCTATAATCTCAATACCTTCTAAATGATTTTCTGGTATTTCTATCTCACTTTCTCCTAAATCAATGTACATATCGGAGAAGTCATATCCTAATATGGTTAAATCCTTTTTGCAAGTCTTGAATTTAGCGATTGCTCCAATTAAATATTTATGAAGTTCTCGTCTTGCGACCTCTGGTCTTAACAAAGCAAATAATTCATCATCTATTTGAGAAAGAAAAATATCGTAAATACATTCTACTTTTGTCATCCAAAACCTCCTCAAATATTAGTATTATTCAAACAAATATCCTTTTCCAGTTATCCCTGCAAGGATATTCTCTTTATTTCTATCGTTTACTTCACCTTCAGTTCTAAGATATAAGTATCTTGAGAATACTAGAAGGAGAATACTTGTAGATAGCTTCTCACAAAATTCAGAAAACTCATCTAAGTTTGAGTCGATAATTAGTCCGTCAATATTAGTAACATCATAATTAAATGGGGCATAGGCAAAATCTAGCCCTAATGTATCTATTATTTCCTCAAAAGTGTACTCGTCATCTGTATTGTAAAGTGTTACAATTCCCAAAGACAATGACCTAAGCATTTCCTTAGATGTACTAAGCATTGAAAGTACAGTTTTAAGACTTACGATTTTTGTATCCCCACTTGCACTCCACTCAAAAGTTTCTCTTGTTCTAGGGTCTGTGAAGCAAGCTACCCCTGTTGTTAAGTTTATTAGCTCAACTGTTATAAAATCCTCATTCTCATTTAGCCATCTTTTGATTTCAGCATTTTTGGGATTTGAACTAGTTGAACTCTTAATTGCTTTTCTCAATATTTTTGCCATAATTTTTTCTCCTTACCTTTTATATAAAAGGGGGAGCTGAAACGCTCCCCATATAAACTAAATATTAGGCTATCTTATAAGCACCATATCTATTAGTTACACCTATGCCTAAGTGTAATCTTCTTACATAAGTCAACTCTAACTGTCTGTCAAGTCTAGCAGTCGGATTGTCTAGGTTGTCTATAACATAAGCATCACCTTCAAAACCACCGTAGATTATCTTATCACCATTAGGGATAACGAATAGAGTATCGTTAGCTATAGCGAATGACTTAGTATCCTTGTTGTAAACGTTTTCTAGCTCAACGCACTTAACACCCTTGAACTGTCTAACATAACCAACATTCCTTACATCATCTGAATCAACAGCATATGAAGCTATTGAAGGTATCTTAGAAAGGGCAAGTTTAGAACCATAGATAACAGCACCTTCGCCAACCTTTTCGCATAACTCTAGTAGCTTAGCTTCATCTACAGTAGTGTGAGTAACCTTAAGTTCAGCAACACTAATGTTGTCATAAGCCTTAGAGAATACTTCACCTATCTTTTCAGCAACTCTCTTGTTGAAAGAAGCGATAACCTTATCAATTAGGGCGTTAAGGTCTATTCTACCAAGCATGAAAGCGTCATATTCAGTATAAGTCTTTAGACCTAAATCGAAAGCAACTGTTGGGATATGATTGTTGAACACTCTTTCCCTTCTGATGTTGTCATTTGATGCAGCCACAACAGATACATCAAATAGCTCTGGAGTTTCAGCTATAAACTCTGGCTTTTCACCATAAGCAGTATCCTTAAACACCATTATATCCTTAAATACTTCTCTACTTATAGTAGATGTACCTTCTGTGATTAGGACTTCTAGGATTTCAAAAAATTCATCCTTTATCTTATTAAAAGCTCTGTAGCTTCTATCTCCACCAGTCTTTGCATCAAACAACTGTCTTAGAGCGTCATTTGCATCTATTACTGTACCATCTTCTTTAGTAAAAGTCTTAACTTTATTCTTATAAATATCTAATGCTAGTGTCTTTAAATCTGTATTCATATCTATATCACCTCACTAAATTATATAAACCTTATCTCAACAGACTTCTGCCCATTAAGAACTGGCTTACCAATTACATAACCAATAGCGTCTGTTCCATCAGCAGACTTTTCTACCTGATGTCCGTTAGCAACTGGCTTAACAGCATCTCCAACCTCAACAGCACCCTTAACAAAGTCTTCTGCTACAGCTATTTCTACACCAAGCTTTACTGGTATAGCTCTGTAAACACCATCTTTAGCTATCTTTATATCTTCTTCCTTTTCAAGAGCAGTATAAGGATGGAATGTTTCTGTGATTACAGCGATTTCAAGATTTTTCGCAGCAAGCTTAGAAGCCTTAAATACATCTCTTTCTTTTTCGTTCTTATCTTTTGTTATTGCAACAAACGCTCCATTTTCAGTTGCAGTAGTTTCAGCGAATCTTACTGAAATTGGTTCAGAAAATGGATTTTTTGTTATATTTACTAATGCCATTATTGTTTACCTCCGTAAATTTTATTATTTATAACCAAGAACATCATCTAGCAATCCATTGTAAAGATTTTCTTGTTTATTGTTTTTATTTTTCTTATCTTCCAATTTAATTCCATTGAAAGAGAAGTTTGCCTTGTCTTTTTTACTCATAGCTCTCTTACCAGCTATTACATATAACTCTTTTTCAAGGTCAGAAACTTCAATCTCAAAGTTGAGAGCTTTAGCTTTTAGTTCCTCGATAGAATCATCTTCAATAGAGAATCTGCTCATTAGTTCTGCAACCTCGTTTTCTCTCTTAGCTGTTTCATTAACCCTTTTGTATTCTTGTAGAGAGTCTATTTCATTTCTCATTTCTTGTAGGGTAGAAATAAAGACTTCCTTTAACTCATTAAGACTCTTTATCTCTGTATCGAACAATTCATTGAAAATAGAGTAGTCTGGCTCTGTATTCACTATTGGCTCTGGGTCTGTTACAGGCTCATCTGGTTCTACCACAGGGTCTACTACAGGGTCTTCCGAAGTTACTGTAGGTTCGGCTGGTTCTGTAGTCGGTTCTCCTTTTGGTTCTTCTGGCTCAACAGTAGGTTCAACTGGGTCAACCACAGGTTCATCTGGGTCTACAGTCGGCTCTGCTGGTTCAGAAACAGGCTCTTCGCCTCCCTGCTCAAAAGAGAATACATCATTCTTAGCCTTGTCTATAAATTCTTGATAATCTTCAAGATTGCCAAAAAGTTCAATTCTACAATTTTCATCCATACCAGGAGTTACATCATCTGATAAGATTGTAACCCCTAGATAATCAAACTTTGTTATGTGGAATATTGAGTCCATGTCGATATGTCCGTCCTCAACAGATAGTTCCACACTTACACACTTACCATTGGTTTTTTCAATCAATTCAAGTGTTTCGTTTGAATAATCCTTGTAGATATAACCATTACAAGCGGCATATATCTTGCCATCTTTTGAAATATATTCCACCTTAGTTGATTCAGGGATAATTCCTACAGGTCTTTCAAGATATGTAGTCTTTACGCCATCTTCACTAAGAGTGATTTCAATTTCATGTCCTGCAAAGTCAAACTCACCATTTTCATCTTTTCTTATATAAGCCAAGATTGGTTTGTTTTTTAAGCTAGGCTCTGCCATCTTAATAGCATCCATGCTTATGCTTGAACTGTTTCTATTCAAGTCATCATGTAACAAAGTTAGCTTTACAGGTACTAGATTTGAACTGATTGGCTCTGTAGATTGAGAAAATAGACAACTCATGTTTGCTCTTTTTTTCAAAATCTGCACCTCCAATTTATTATTGTTTTTGAATATAAAAAAAGTAGGGGATAACCCTACAGGAATAGCTTGTTAGTATAAACTAATTTCTTTTTTGTTTCTTCTGAAAGCTCGTTGTATTTTCCTAAATTTAAAAATAAATATAGTGTTTTTCTTTTTTCTTGTGGATACTTAATCAATTCCTTGTACCCAGCTTTTATCATATCCTCACGATTTTCAGATATTACATACATTTTCATTGTACCTCCTAATCTCCTTGCTCACTTATAGAGGTAGAACTAGGATTGTCAGCATTTGAAGGTCTGCCACCACTACTAATTGTATGTGATGTCAACATTGGATTCATATATTCTTCTAAATCAAGTAATGATTCACTATGTAGAATATTAAGAGCTTCCAATGGACTAAATCCTTGTGTTGCTAAATATTTCTTCTTAGAGCCATAAACAGCAAGATTTTCTCTTTCTGTCTGAATGGCTTTTTGCTTATTGTAGTAGGAAGTTTCAATAAATTTGACTCTCCAACCACCTTTTTTAAACTTTTGTCTAAGCTCATAATTAAACCATTTTTCTAAAAGCCCCTGTATTTCAATAGGGACAAGTGTGTCTATGATAGAACTTAGGATAGTAGACTCATTGGTTTTAGAATTACCATTAAATAAGTCATCTGAAATACCCGCATTGTCATATACAGCCTTCTTTATATTATTTGAGTGTTCATAAGTCTTTAACTTGTTATCTCCTAATGGAATAGATTTTAAATCCATAGGAGTAGATACAACAGCAATACCATCTGGTAAAACACTCTTAATTGACTGGTGATAGTTGTAGACAACATCTCCACCCATTACCATTTTCCCATCTTTATCTTTTGGGATTTCTTGATGTAGTAATTTATAATTATCTAACTTGTTATTTAGGTTATCTAAAGCTTCTGCATCAGCAAGATTCATTAGCCCTGCAAACAAATGGATATAATAAGGCAGCCCTTTGCTTTCCCATTGATTTAACTGAAAGCCAGCCCCACTATCACCAACTATATAGTAATTGTCAACAAAATCACTTAATTGTTTCTTATCACTTGCTGTTTGGAATCTTCGTCTTGCACTAATTATTTCTTCTGGGAAGTAATCTATCTTATCATCTGTTATCTTCGATACATCAATGCCATATCTAAAGATACCAAATTCATCTAAGACCAACATCTTACATATCTTTTGTGGCATTTCTTGTATCAAAATACCATCTCTTGTTTCTCTCTTGTAGATGTACACCTCACCATTTTGCAATAGCCTTTTAGTTAACCACCTATTTAAAGTCTTTATTCCATATCTTTCTAAGTATTGAGCGACCTTTAACTCGTCTTTCCATATAGATTCTTTATCTTTATACTTAAAACTGTCAGTAGGGTAGATGTAATGGTCTTGTGTCAAGATAAGGGACTTGTAGTTTATAAACTCTTTTAGCATACCATTAAGTTGAGTCATCTTTACAGAAACATCTTGTAATGCGTCTACATTTGAAGATGGGTTACTCAATAGTCTACTTAACTGTGCTGGAGTAATGTTTGATGGTCTATAATAAGACTTATTTGCTTTTTCAATACTTCTGATTCCAGTAGAATCCGTAACTCTTGATGCGAACATTATATGTTCATCTGATATAAACCTGTCTACAACTTCTTTATCTTCGGTCTTTTCAACTTCTTTGTTTTCCACTTTTTCACTTCCTTTCTAACAGAAAAAGATAAATTCATCTACTTTTTTCTCTGATTTCCTTTTTTCCTCTATAATTTGCTCACATAGATAATCAGCGTATGCAACGCTCGAATATCTATCTTTTCTTGCTGTATTCTTTTCTTTAATCTTAATCTTACCATTCAATACATCATAATCAAGATTTACCAACTCCCCAATAAGTAGGGTAGTTTGAGTGAATGGTAATAAGAGTTTTGCTTGTTCTTCTCCAGATAGAGAAGCTAACCCTATGGTCTTACCAAGCAATTCTTTTATATTTATCTCATTGTCTGGCAATAAGAATTTTTCACTTAAAAAATCTGATTTTAGCTTAATCGCCATCTCGTGATTTGAGTCTAAAGAAGCCTTCATGGCATACATTAAAGCTATAGCACCATCATCATTTAATTCTCCAAAATCACAATCACCATCTCTATTATATGAAGTCCATGCTGGATAGGTTATACCTCTTTCATTATCATAAATTTCTTTTGTTAGCTCATTAAATACTGTCATACCAACACCGTGAGCATCTATAATCATTCTGTCGCAGCCAAAGTCATAGAATAACTGTTTAAGCCTTAATGCCTGAAACTCTGCTTGAAGTCCATTATATGATTCCATACAAACCAATTCTTTCTTCCATGTCTTTCCGTTAGGTATAAGCCTAACAAGACTGTAAATAGAGTTGTCATTGATTTTACCTGCTTGTAGGGCTATATCGGCTGATAAGATTCTTATTTCATCCTTAACTCTAGGAATTTCCCAAGATTTTACTTTCTTATCTTTTTCAGACACCCATTGAGCAGAGTCTGGTGGATAGAATGCGTCTGTAATTCTTCTACACTTATCTACTTCATCAAGTTTAAAGAAAGCATTAGAATTTTCCCCAAAGAATACTGCTTCTGTTTCCATAAGAAAACTTATAGCATCCATTGTTTCTCTCAATTCTTCAACCCTAGATTCACTAATTAATCCTTCTCTTATTGAAGTTGAAACTGGAACATTAATAACAAAAGTCTCTTGCCCTTTCGACATCTTTTTTATAAAAGGACAATAATAGTCTTGATAAAAATAGTGAGCCTTTAACCAGGCAGAAGTCAGATAAATTGTCTTATTCTCATATTCTGAATAAGTACTCCACTTTGGATTCTTCCTATAATTGTATTGAGGAATGTTATTCAAGAAAGGTTGACAAACGCTTTCAAGAATATTTTTGTCTACCTGAACTGACTCATCAACTATAAGAATTGTCGCTCTTATACCTCTACGATTAACACTTGCATTGGTCGCTAAAATAGTAGACCCATTTTTAAAAGCCACTATTTTTTGGTCTTGTTTGGATTGAAATTCTTTAATCTCTTTCCTAAGCATAATTGACATGTTGCACAATTCTTTTTCGATTTTTGAATTAACCAACTCCATAGCCTGACTCTTTGTGGCACAAACTATAACTATTTTTGAGTTAGGGTAGAGAATAGCCATACAACAGGCGAATACTGCTGTTAAGAAAGACTTTCCAACTCCTCTTGTTCCTATAAAAATACTATTTGTATTCTTATCAAACTCGTAAATAATCATTTCTTGAAACCATTTTAACCTGATTCCTAGATAATCTTGAGCGAACCTGTGAGGGTTTTCTCTCCAAAACATAACCCATTCTTTAAGAGACTTTTTATAGGCTGTTTCTTTGTTAGAAGGAATAGTTCTTCTTTTTTTTGTTTTAGAATGGAAATTCCACTCTTGTTTATTCTTAGCCATTACTTAAGCACCCCCAGAGATTTGTACATAGTAGAAATCATTTCTTTTTGTACTAACTCTCCAATACCATCTGTATCAACCCATTTACTATCTTTAGTAATGAGTGGTGCATTTTCAGTAATACCCTTGATAAACATTCCGACCAACACCTCATCTGATTGAGCAGAATTATCCTGTGTTGGTTTTAGTTTGGCGTCATTCATAATCTTCTGCTGGATATTGGTAATGTCATTTACTGTCTTTTGGTCTCCAGCTTCTCTTGCTTTTCTTATAGCCAACTCATTTAAAGAGTAGTGCATATAAAGGTTTTTTTCTATAGGAGTAGTCCCAGAGAAAGTATCTAATAATTCATTGTACTGATTTTCTAAAAAGTATAAATCAGCCTTATCATATTTTTCTCCCCATCTTTTTATAACATCTTTTGTAACTTTGAATTTGCTTATTTCATCATCAATTCCTGCACTCATAAGACCACCTCTCTCCATAAGCTTAGTTATGGACTCAACTGTGTCTTTTTTGTTGGAAAACGCTCCCTTTCTTCCGACCTTATTCATTATCCCATCCATGTAATTTTGCAATGTTAAGTCTGGGTCTTTGCTAGAAATTATCTCTCTAGCAAGGTCTATATAGAACGGAAAGTCAAAATTCAAACACAAGTGCATTAATGCAAGGATATAATCTCCTTCATACATGACTATTAACTCTCTATATCTACTGATTAGACAAGTCTTGCAAATAGGGAAGTATCCGTCTGAATTGTAAAGGCTATTATTAGTCCAGTAAAATTCAGCCATTATCTTATCTTCCTTGCAAGCACCACATCTTGTGATTGAGGAATAGTCTGGATTTATTTTATCTCTTGATTGTTGTTTCAAATTCTCTCACTTCCTTTCTATGCAAATAGGGGAGTGGATAACTCCCGATACGAAAACTCTCTCAAAAACCATTTTATTAAGAGACTTTTACTTTGTTATACATCACTATATAACTTTCTTCTTAAATTAGAGTTATAAGAAGTTTACAACTCTAATAAATAAAAGACTTAAATTCCCGTGTATCGAACGGTACTAATAAATATTTATAACCTAGATAGGTTTACTGCTGCATTAAAATCACGATTTATCTTAATACCACAGCAATCACATTCGTAAATCCTATCATTTAATCTTAAATCAGATTTCTTATTTCCACAAACACTACATATCTTAGAGCTAGGGAAAAACTGTTCTGCTAATTGAAATCCTATACCATAAAACTTACACTTATACTCTAAAACACGCCTGAACTCATAAAATCCACATTGAGATATTTCTCTTGAAAGTTTTCTGTTTTTAAGCATATTAGAAACCTTTAAATACTCAACAACTATCTTACTTGGTTTGGTTTTCACCAAATAAGCTGTTATTTGATGTATATAATTACGTCTAATATTAGCCAACTTCCTATGTGTAATTTGTATTTGAGTTATAACTTTTCTTCTATTATTACTACCTTTCTTACACCTAGACAACTTACGATTAAGTTTCTTTAACCTCTTATACAAGAGTCTACAATACCTAGTTTTATTGATATTATCAAAAAACTGATTATCACTAGTTGTAACAAAAGTTTTTATTCCAAGGTCTATACCTAAAGGTCTGTTTTTACTAAGGTCTTCTTTATAATCTTCAACCTCATAAGAAAAAGTTATATACCAGTACTTATTATCAAAGGCCACTCTTGGATTTAAATACTTATCTAAAAGAGGTATTTGTTCTACAGTTTTTATACTACCAATTTTTTCTATATGGCAGCCATTTTGTGTTTTGTGAAAAGTTTCATAGTTAACATAAAAGCTATCTTTAAAATTTTTCTTTTTAAACTTAGGTTTACCAGCTTGACCCTTAAACATCTTGTTATAAGCATTTTGACAATCCTTACAAGCTTGTTTTGGTATATTAGCTGAAACATCTTTTAACCAAGAGTATTCATCAGTCTTTTTTAATAAAGTTATTTCTTTTCTGATGTATCTTTCATTAATAAAAGTATCAGACTCATTGTTTCTTGATAGCATATAGTTATAAGACCATCTAGCTGTACCAGCAGACCTCTTTAATGCAATTACTTGTTCAGGTGTTGGTAATAACATTATTTTCTTACTTAACATCATTGTACTTCACCTGCTTTATTAAAGAAGCTGTCTTTTTACTTCTACTACCATATAACCTATTTGCAAAAACAGTTATTATTTGAACTAAATCATCCGTCAATTCTTGTTCTTTAGAAACTGTTGTATTATCAATAATTTCTATTTCAACATCATTAATTCTACAAACTTCTTCTATAAGTTCGAAGCCAAATCTAGCTAGTCTATCTTTGTAAAGAATAACTAACTTCTTAATTTCTTTATTACAAATCATCCTAATTAGTTTCTTAAGACCTTCTTTCTTATAATTAAGTCCAGAGCCTATATCAGTTATTAACTCAAAAGAGTAACCTTTAGTATAAGCGTATGTTTTTAAGTTTTCAATTTGCTTGTCCAAATCATCTATTTGCTTTTTGGTTGAAACCCTAGCATATAGGACGATTTTTCTATCGTCAATATCACTATCAACGTTTAAATATTTATCAATCTGTTCATCAGAGTAGTATCTATATCCATTATCTAAAACCTTAGCTGGTTTTAAGTAACCAGTTTTATCCCAAGTTCTTAAAGTGGATATACTGACACCAATCTCCTTTGAGAATTTACCTATGCTCATTAACATCTATAATCAACTCCTTATATATTATTATAATTATATTATAACAGAGTTTTTAACATATGTCAATAACAAAGTAAAAGACTATTTAGTTTTTAACAGAGTTTTCTCATTCGCTATAGTTCGCAACTACTATAACCGCCCCACTGTTACCAGCGGACATCTAGTACTTTCATACTAGCGTAGACTATTTGGCTACCTCTTAGGTAAAACCTAAGCGATATTGCATTTTTCCTCCACCTGTATATAGAGACATGTCTCATGTCTAATAAATAGACCCTATATACGCTTGGTGGTTTTACTTTCCTCAGTTTAACCTGAGTTATCTCTATTTACGAGGATGACTCCTAATCATCTAGTCGTTGAGGGTCTCCCATATCTATAAAAGACTTAGGGCTTTCCCAGCTAAACACCGATTAAAGTAGTTATACTTTTATTCTTATCTTTAAATATAACGTATCCTTAGCACTACAAACTATTTACTGTTCGCTATTTATATAAGATGTAAATAATTCATAGCTTTTATTTCAGCATAGACCATCTCTATTATTTATTTCTAGGTTTCCCTAACCATTCAGCTTGTCGTTTCCAACTACTGTTTAGGTAAATAGAACTTTACGGTTTCAAAGCTTTTAACGCAAGGCACTCACAAATTTCCTTGTAAGCGGGGTTTTCTAACTCTACACAAAATATATTAATTTATAAATTAATATATTTTGTGTAGCTGTTCTCTATCCCATCATTACATAGGGGAGAAAAAATTATGTAACTACCCAAACAGAATTTGGATAGCATCCTAAAAGCACCAAACCTTGATACTCTTAGGATGAAGGGCATAAGCCCAACATATATATTAATTAGATTTATTCATAAGATTTATATTATAAGTACACAATCTACCATCCTTGTTAAAGACTAAGAACTTCTGAATAGGTTTTGAGTTCTTCCTGATGTTATAAGCATACTCATCAGTACCACTAAATGACCCATTAACCAAAACCTCTGATTGGTTTACAGTAAACTCATTAGCATTGTGGAAGTGTCCCATAAACACATAATCTGGAACATTGCCAGTCAAAGCTGTTAGACCTTCAACTACTGTTTGAGGCTTATCTTTATCTCCATGAACTCCAACGCAAGTGTAACCCTTTATAGTTACTGGGGAAAGCGTTTGCCCAACTGCTGGAATTATAGTTAGGTTCGCTATATTCTTAGTTCTTTGTATGATTAGCTCTTGCACTAATGCAGAGAAACTATCTTCATTTAAGTTGTCGTCTTTCTTAGGTAACATTCTATCATGGTTGCCCTCTACCATAGTAAAGGTTATCTTGTCTATTTTCTTAGCTAGCTCAAATAGAGTAGTGGATAGCATTTCAGAAGCACCTATAACTTGTCCCGCTACATTAATTCTGTTTTCCAACCTTAGATTGTTGTGTATATGACCAGATATTGTATCTCCTAATTCAAAAATATACAAGTGGTTGATTTTGTGTAGATTGCAATACCTCACAACATCATTTATCACCTGATTCATTCTTTCTCTGGCTATATCTGGGTTATATTTATTTATAGGTGAGTCAATGCCTATACCATAATGTATATCAGATAATAGCAAGACTCCTACATTCTCATTTTCTTTTACATCTGTTGATTTAGCTATCTCTAAAGGCTTTTCATAAGCCAAAAGTTCTAACTCATCTCTCATTATATTGACAAAATCTTCAACTCTTGCCAAAGCCCTAATCTGCTTATTGGCTAGAGTTCTTTCGTCTTGTATCTGTTTTCTAGTTTTTTTTAATTCTAAAAGCTTTTCTTCAATATCTTCTATATCTTTTCCTTGTCTATGTTTTCTTCCTTCTTCTTCAAGGTACTCATCATATAACTTGACACCATATGACATCTTTCTTAGGTGGTCTGGTGCAAAATTAAGACCAGTAGCTTTTGATATATCTTCCCATGATTCAGACCTCTCTCTATTGAGCTTTCCTAACATGAGATTTATAATCTCTTTTTTCTCCATAAACTCTTCTCCCATAATTTTTTCTCATAACTAAAGAAGGTAACAACCTAAGCTGCTACCTTCCAAATGTATTGTATATTTACTTGTTATCCTGATTAGAACTCTTTATCAAAGCCAATTGTCATAGAGACTCCATATTCTCCTATGTAATCATCTACGAAATCAATTACAGAAATCTCATTGATTATGTTTCCATTCTTATCTAATTCCTGGAATATTAGTTCTTCTCCAATTCTTTCTAGCCTTCCCTTGGCTGTTGATGATTTAATTGTTTTCTTTGCCATAATTATTTTTCTCCTCTTGTTAAATTATATTGCTAGCTCAAACTTTAAGTTAGGCTTTACTGGATTGTAATTCTCTAAAGTAAAGTCATCTATAGTGAAATCATAGAAGTTAGTCTTATCTGGATTCAATACCAGTTTAATCTTATGCCCATCTTCTTGAGGTTCTCTCTTTAGAATTTCTTCTGCCTGTATAATATGTCTATCATAGATGTGAACATTATTTGTATAATGACAAAATGTTCCTGGTTTTAATCCAACATGTCTTGCTACCATCATTTGTAATGCTACATACTGAATTTTATTGATAGCATTTGCGACAAGTAAATCTGATGACCTCTGTATAAGAGTCATATCTAAATACTTACCCCTGACAGACCATTGTGTTTCCATTGCACAAGGGTATAGACCATCGCTATCATCAAAGTCTTGATACTGATATAGGTTGATTATATGTCTTCTACCATAAGGTTGATTCTTTAGCCCGTCAAGAAGTTTATTCATTAGGTCATACCTTTTAACTGTAGCTCCATATCTTTGGCCTATAGTTCTGTTGCCAACATCCCAGTCATCCCACCATGTGATTCCGTATTTGTCTTTAAGCAAATCTAAATCATTACTTTGGTCTTGATAAATCCATAAGATTTCCTTAATACCAGACTTCCATGCTATAGGTCTTAGAGTTACTATTGGTAATTCACCTTTAGATAAATCAAACCTTTCAAACATTTGATTCATAAATAGGGTATGAGATGGTGTTCCGTCAGAATATCTAGGTCTGACTTTTTCACCTTCTGTTAAAGTGCCCTCATATAATATTCTGGAACATAGCCACTTTAAGTGATTATCTGCAATTGTCATATTATTCCTCCCTCTCTTATTCATTGCTATTGGTATCGGTGATAGGACTCGAACCTACGACTTCTTGATTAAAAGTCAAGTGTTCTACCAACTGAACTACACCGATATATTTTAATTGGTTGCAGATAGAGGATTCGAACCTCTAACTTTGGATAATGAGTCCAACGAGTTACCATTACTACTAATCTGCGATATTAAAGTCTTGCGAAGGAAACGAATTTCCGTCGCAAAATTGGTAGTGTCGAAGACCGGAATCGAACCGGTACGAAAGTATAAGTTTCGCAGGATTTTAAGTCCTGTGTGTCTGCCAATTCCACCACTCCGACAATTCATTATTGGCTAGGGATGAGGGACTTGAACCCACGAATACATGAGTCAAAGTCATGTGCCTTAACCAACTTGGCTAATCCCCACCATTACATATATCAACTACTAGGAGGTCAATTAATATACTATAGTGTACTTATATACACAAATTAGGGCTATATACTTTATGTTGTCTTACTGGACACTTATTTAGCATCAAAATCTTTAGAAAGGAGGAAAGTATATGAGAGGGTCTATATAGCCCTAATCAGTATATATAAATGAGTCGAACCTGCAGCCTTGTGGGAACTTTGAGTCAATTATATTAACACTCGAACCAATAACCAAGGATTTGTACGAACTTTGTTATTTATAGCTTGACCTTTAGTAAATTGAAATTTGAGTCTTGAAGTTTAGCCTTTGAGATTTGACCTTTGAGCTTTTATCTACTAGAATAGATTCTCAAAATAATCTAATCATTACACTTGTTGCATAAGCTAATGTTTTCTTCTATTGTGACTCAATAACCCCTAAGTCAAGTGGGAATATAAGTTACAAGTTTTCGCAAGTCCGACACACTATTATTCAATTGTTCACACTATTATTCAATTGTTAATCTATACCTGAACCTCTATGGTTGTCAAGGCATTAGATGTAGATAATACAAAGTCTACATTTAATGTGAAGTCATCAATGAACTCATGTAATTCAACCATCACCTTAGTTGAATCTATGGCTTCGACCATTTCATAACCATTGTCTTCTTTGTATCTCTTGATGATACTCTCTAATTCGCCTGATTTCTCCTTATCACCAGTCATTAAAGAGTTAGTCATAGTAGTAATATCTTTATCTACTGTCCTATTCATCTTCTCAAGATTCTTCATTGCAACAGTTTTATCATCGTTAATAGCCATCATCAATTCAGAGTACATATAAATGTTAGACTTTAAATCAATAGCTTCTGCTACTGTCATTTCTTGACCTGCTATTACCACATTAGTTGTGGCATTGGACAAGATTATAGCCTTGCTGATATTGTTCCTAAGAGTGATTAAATCTCTTATCTTCTGATATTCAGCTTTCTTATTTTTCTTGAACTCTGTTTTCTTAGTTCCATTTTCAAGCACATCTTTACTAGCTTTAGCCACAGCAGCAATCTCAAGGTTATCTGTTAGCTTTTCAATCTGTTTAGCAAGAAGTTTCTTCTTAGCTAGTGCTTCGTGGATAGTCATCTTCATTGTTGTTGTCATAATTATTCCTCCTCAAAAATACTCAACATATCTCTAGATAATTCCTCTTTAGTTACTCCTAATAACTTAGGTGGTTGACTGGAATCATACCTAGTTCTCTCTTTAATAGCCCTCTGAAATTCTTCTGGGACTCTAACCTTTAGCTTAAGATAAGGTCGACTCAATTTAATCTCCCTATCTCTAACATCTCTATATATTACAGGGTCAACATGTTCCATATTGAACTTAACCCCAAACAACTTAAATGAGTAACCAGACATCAATAACTCTTTAATAGCGTATTCCATACTATCAAAAACCTTATACATATCTCTCTCACTAAGCTGAATATTGCTATCTTTTCTTATCATATCTCTGATATACTTGTTTAGCATCTTAGGAGGAATCTTTTTCTTTTCATATTTATACATAATTTCGCTCCTTTTTACACCCTTCTATTAATTTAATAAGGATAACTACGGAAAAAATTAATCTAAAATTGCATTTTTGTTCGTTTTCCTTTATATTTTAACTAATTTTATGGGATTTTTCCTTATTTATCATGGATTCATAGCATTCTTCACAAAAAAACCTCTTGCTTTCCTTTCTTTTCTTCTTCATCTGGGATTTAAGCTTGATACACCCACAATCTGAACAGACCTCATATATACCTTTAGAAATATTCAAGTAGTACCAGTCTTCATAGTCCTTGTAATACTGCTTAGATATTTTCTTGGTTATAGAGTTGATTATCTGCGATATATTAGGGCTAGTAGTCTTAGTTATCTCTGCTATATCCTTAATAGACACTCCCAATCTATACATATCAAGTATCTCTACCTGCTTATCTGTTAGGGAAGTCTTACCTATTAAAGACTCTAAATCCATTAATATTATATTTAGTTCACTATTTATATCATCTACATAGTCCATTGTGAGCAAAGCCTTAATGACTTTAGTGTTCATCATATCTAAAGCGTTCCAGTCTGGAGAACCATTGTCCTTTAGTGGTGCTTTAAACTTAATAGGTCTATGTTCAGACATATATACATCAAGCATATCTTTCTTGATAGTAAATAGCTGCTTGTTGATTAGTTTTAGTTTCTTTAATTCATCCCCCACCAGGTGTTCAGCATTACTTTTACATATAGCATACCTAACCTTCCTGGTCTTGAGATATTCAAGAAACTTATTATACTCTGTTAGAGTTTTGCTCTCTCTAATTATCTTATCAGTCAACTCAATGTCTTTAGACTTCTTGAAGTTTTTCTGTCTAACAAATATAGAGAAGTCAACTTTATCCTCTCCCTCTTTATAAGAGAGTAGAGATTGTCTTTTTTGCTCCTCTTGTATTGCCCTCTGGAACATCTCCTTAGAGTGATACAATCTTAATTTAGGTTCATCTCTCTTTTCCTTTTTAAGAGCAGGAGAGTTCAACAAATATGTACTGATAGTTTCAAGAGTTGTAGCTGGGTATGAATCAGTATAAAGGGAATCGTTCTGATTCAAACAAGCCTTAACTGATGAAGAATCAATACCAGTTTGCTCATCTACTTTTTGCTCAAAGAGATTTAACCAAAAGTCATCTGCAAACTCTACACCATTTACTTCTTGTATATTCAATATCTCTTTAATCAGAGATAATCTTTCTTCGTATGTTTGTAAAGACCAATCTAACCTAGACTTGATTTCTATATACTTAGATTGAATCGTATCTACTTTCTTTTTTTTACTCTCCAATCATATCTTACCTCTCATTCATCTTATTATCGCTCAATCGCCACTCGGCTCTAAGCATTTTTTTAAATTTACTACTATATCATACTACTATTTTACCATATTTAATGTTATTTTACAAGTAGTTATATCTAATATTGCTATTCAAAGGGATATTTTTAGCAATTAACCCCTGTAAACAAGTATTAAATGCAGCATTTTAGAAGTGTTCATTTATTAAATTGTAGTCATTATTCATACCTTTTATTCTCAACTAAGGGTAAGAGATGTAGTCAAATAGGGATGTTTTCAATGTTTTTAAATGATTTCAACTACAAGTTCTCTTATTTTAGTCCCCTTGGAATCAAATCTCTGTTTCCGTATGAATATGGATAAGTTAAATTTAAGGGAATCATTGTCATTTAACTTCTATATATATTATACCACAGGTTTTCTGAAATCGGCACAGAATAGAGAAAAAAGTTTAATTTAATTAAAGATACATGGACAATAGGGGAGAAGTGGTCGCTCAAACGCCACTCGGCTTAAATGGATGGAAGTGTTGGGAGAGAACAGGTTGAGGGGATTGGGAATGAGGTGAGTTTGGTGGGGGAGAGGGGATAGTTAGAGGGGAGTTGGTGTGGGGGAAATATTGGATGTGTTGGGAAAAATATTGGATGTGTATAGTAACATATAGGGCTGGAAGCCTTGCAATACAAGGGCTTCAAGAAAACCACCCCGCCCTATTTTTAATTTTACAATCTAATGATTGAAGGGTATAATTGACTGAAAAATAAATACTAATTATTTTCTAAAAAGCCTGCAGGCGTTGGAAATGCTGGCATTGATATTTTTAATTTGTTGGAGTTGTAAGAAAAGTTTAAAAAAGAATATTGATGTTACGACAAGTAGTATTGAATACTATGTATGTAGTATCTGATACTATGTATAGTAGTATACTAGATTACTTATAAAAATGAACCTTTACACTTGATAATAATTGAGAAATAAAGGAATCACTCACAACATATACAATTGTATCGATACACTTATACAAACAATAAATTACACCACTAACAACCTTTAATAACCACAACAAACAAATACAACAACTAACTGTACTACTCAACTAATACACTACTTAACCTAATGTATTAATACAGTAATACAACTAATACAACATACATATACATACACCATATACATCTATCAAGCCAACAAACAAGTACCACCACTTCAACACTCAACAACTACCTTAAACAATCAACCAACCTAACAGACTCAATCAATCAACTTAAACCAACTTAAAGTAAACTAATCAACGCTTAACACTTAACTATATAAGCTTACACAACTATACTTAAACCTAGTCAAACCATTGAAAACACTAAGGCTAACGCCGTTTGAGTGGTATATATAGTCTTAGGTTTAAGCTGTCTTTGCACTTAATCTTTTAAAGTAATAACACTGCACAGACAAGCAAGCAGCAGGCAAGAGGATATGTATATCCTATATCCTATATATCCATCTCATATATCCTATATATCCACCTTTAACATCACTTCAAGCACCATATAAAATTACATTTAAATTAAGTAATGGTAAAGGCTGACGCCGTTTGAGTGATATTTTACTTACATTATATGCAAAAAATTAAGCCTAAAAAAGACTTACTCACTTATATATATATCAAGTCAAGTATATATCTTTTTTTCTTCAACCACCAAAAAAACTAATCCAAGCACCATATACTTTTAAACTACAATTAAAAAGCTAGTAATTGCAACGCTTACATACAATACTAGCCTAATAACTATAATATATCCGACTTACTTTTATAAAGTGAATCTTTGAAATCACCTTCACGACCTACTAAAAAATCTAAAGAAACATTAAATGTATCAGCTAATGCTATCAATGTACTTAACTTTGGTTGAGTTTCGCATAATTCTAAGCCTTGATAACTTCTAGGGCTTAATCCTGCCTTTAAAGATACATCTTTTTGTGTTAAATTGCTTAATCTTCTAAGTTCTTTTAACCTATTTGCTAATTTATCCATGTATTTTTTACCTCTTTGCTTTATTTTTATCTAATTTGAATCCAGATTTTCACTTTTTCCAGAAATATTTATTTTAATTTTAAATCATAAAACTTTTTACATCAATGCTTATAACTGTCAAAAAAACTTTTTCAAAAAAATTTAAAAAAAGTATTGACGCAATAATTTGCGTATGATACTATAGAGTCAAGAAAGGGGACGCAAGAAATTGCGATACACCGACTCACAAAATTATAAGGTGGTGGGCAAATACCGAACCTTGAAAACTGAATAATTAAATATTGTCGGTAACTTTAAATTTATGTAACCTTTGCCGAGACTGGACTTTAGGCAATACTAAAGGGGAGCGGAGGACTTAGATTTTAAGCGAAGGGGCAATA